CCAGTGCTGATTCCACATTGACCTCGAACCTCTCGAGCGAAATCTCGCGTGCGACCGCCGCAGAAGGCGTCATCGCCGCCAATTTGGCGACAGAGATCACGGATCGCGCCGCAGCAGTCTCCGCCGAGGCCAGCACCCGCGCCAGCGCGGTGACGACCCTCCAGGCAAACATCGACGCCGAAGCGGCCACCCGCCTCTCCGCCGACAACGCCCTCTCCAGCCGCGTCACCGCGCTCGAGACCGAGATCGACGGCGGCACCTTCTGATCGCCCCCCATCCCCCTCAAAGCGGCCGCGCGGTCCCAACCCGCGCCGCCGCCCAGGGCCGCCCCACTTAAAACTTAATTCTTAAAACTTAAAACTTCTCCATGGTCCTCAAGGTCAAACGCACCACCGTCTCCGGCCGCATCCCCACCGCGAACCAAGTCGCCACCGGCGAACTCGCCTTGAACCTCGCCGACCGCCGCCTCTACAGCAAAGACCATCTCGGCGAAGTTTTTCGCCTCGCCCGCCCCCGCGACCCCTCCGACTACCAGCTCCTCCACGCCGCAGACGGCGACCACCTCTACCTCGGCCGCCTCGCCTGGGCAGACTACCCCGCCTCCGGCCCCGCCGAGGACTCCACCGCCTGGACAATTTACAAAATTACCACCAACAGCGCCGGAGATGTCCTCTCGGAGCAATCCGCAGTCGGGCAGTGGTCTTCCAAACAATCTCTCACCTACAGCTAAAACATGATCGCAAACGCACTCCCTCGCCCGCTCACCGCAGGCTCAGTTGACAACGCCATCCTCCGCGCAGACGGCACAGGCGGCGCGACTCTGCAAAATTCTGATCTCGTCATAGACGATGCCACCACCTCGACTCAAAACAATGTCGCAATCACCAACCAGCACAGCGGCCAAACCAACTCCGCGCTCGTCCTCTCGCCGAAAGGCACGGGGGCGTTTATCCTTGGCCCCAAGCCGGATGGGACAATTACCGGAGGAAACGCAAGGGGATCATACGCTATTGATTTACAATTAACTAGAAATAATGCAAACCAAGTAGCAAGAGGGACAAACCATTCTGTTATTTTAGGTGGAGCAAATAACACCTCGTCTGCATTTAACTATTCGGTTGTTTGCGGCGGAGAAGCAAATACAGCAAGCGCCAATTACGCTGTTGTTTGTGGCGGACAAACTGGAACTGCAAGCGCAGTTAATTCATTTGTAGCAGGAGGTCAATCTAATACCGCATCTGGAGGATGGTCTTTTGTTGCAAACTCCAACAACACAGCCAGTGGACAGGCTGCTCATGTTCTTGGAAACATAAATACCGCATCTGGAACCGATGCTTTTTGTTGCAATGGAAACAACCAATCTACAGCAAATAGAGCATCGGCATTAGGCCATCAGGCATTGGCAAACCGCATTAATATGCAGGCTTATGCCAGCGGATCATTTAGCAACACTACAGGAAGTGGCGACGCCCAGCGCGCCCGCTTCGTCCTTCGCAACAAGACGACGACGAACGCCGCAGTCGAGCTTTTCTTGGACGGCAGCGCAACCCGCCTCACGATCCCCAGCGGCAAAGTCCTCGGCCTCACCATCAACATCACAGGCATCTCCAGCACAGGCGCGGCAGTCGCCCACTACCTTCGCCAATACGCTCTGAAAAATGTCTTAGGCACGACCACCGAAGTTTACGCCCCCGTCACCATCGGCACCGACAACGCCGCTGGCACATCCATCGCGCTCTCTGCGAGCGATGCGTCAGACGCCCTCATCGTGAGCGTCACCGGCACAGCGTCCACAATCTGGCGCTGGGTGGCCTCGGTCGATGCCGTCGAAATCGCCTTCGGAACTTAACCAAAACCACACCCATGAGAACATACGGCCTTATATTCGCAGACGGACGCAAGGAACTCTCCAGCATCGTGCTGGACGAAAACGACGAGCCACGCATCGACACCATCCGCCCATACCCTTGCCCGGAGGATTGGGTCGATCCAATGATCGTCCCCCTCGTCAAAATCGAGCAACCCGATACCGGCGACTGGGAACCGAACCTCGTCTGGTTCGCAGATCGCGTCGAGCGCCAGTGGATTCCAGCAAACTCCTAACCAACCACGACCATGCCAAACGAACTGAATATCGCCCTCGCCACCACCGGCCTCACCGTCACCGCCCAACGCTACCAAGCCGGAGCCGCCGTAGGCTCCGCCATTTCCTGCCCCGAAGTCGGAAGCACGGGATTCTACTCTGGCAACATGACCGGCACCGCCGGAACCTACCAACTCGCCTTCCTCGCCTCTGGAGCCAATGTCGGCAGCGGCAGCATCATCTGGGACGGCACAGCCGAAGTCGCCACCAGCACCCTCACCGCCGCGCAAGTCAACGCCGAAGCGGACACAGCCCTTGCCGATGTTGGCCTTACAAACACTATTACCGGCCGCATCGACGCCGCCATCAGTTCGCGCCTCGCCCCATCCGGCACGCTCGCCACCGTCACCAACCTCACCAACGCCCCCGCCAGCGTCACTCCCACCGACATCTGGTCGCACTCCAGCCGCACGCTCACCAGCGCCAGCGGGCCGACCGTCGTGCAGATCCGAGAGGAACTGGACGCCAACTCGACCAAACTCGCCAACCTCGACGCCACCGTCTCCAGCCGCCTCGCTTCGGCCAGCTACACCGCGCCCGCCAACTCAGACATCACCGCCATCAAAGCCAAAACCGACGCCCTCCCCAGCGACCCCGCCGACCAAAGCCTCCTCGAAGCCGCCATCGCCGGAGTCACCGCTCCCTCCGCCAGCACCGTCGCCACCGCCGTCCGCACGGAATTGACCGCCGAACTCGCCAAAGTCTCCGCCCTCAACACCGACCGCCTCGCCCAGTGCAGCACCGTCGCCACCACCGGCTCCCAACTCGCCGCCGCCCTCAGCTAACGCCATGCCCGACCACCTAGCCACCCTCAAAACCGCCGCCACCGGCCTCCTCGGCGCCGCCGCCGGAGTTGGCGGCGCGGTCATCTCCACCCTCCCCGCCCTCGAAACCGGCCTCCGAGTCGCCAGCGCCGGAGTCGGCCTCCTCGCCGCCCTCCTCGCCCTCCTCAAAGTCTGGCGCGACCTCAAAAAATGAAACCCCTCGCCGCCCTCGCCCTCCTCACGCTCCTCCCCGGGTGCGTCACCATCCCCATCCCCCCCTGGGGCGAGCAGCGCGGCGAAATGGGCGACCTCAAAGTCAGCGTCGCCATCAACTACACCCCCCGAGTCAAAACCCAAACCCCCGCCACCGCCTCCCAGTCCCACGCCTGGGACCAATTCTTCGCCAGCAAACCCAAAACCCTCCACGACAAATGAAAATCCTCGACCCCCTCCTCCACCAACTCAGCCAAAACTCCACCTGGCGCGGTATCATTTTGCTCGCCACCAGTTGCGGCGTCGCCCTCACCCCCAGCCACCAAGAAGCCATCGTCGCCGCCGGACTCGCCCTCGTCGGCCTCATCAATGTCCTGAGAAAAGGCTAAAATGATCCTGCGCTGGCTCAGTCGAATCTTAGGCGCGCCGTCGTCCCCGACGGCCCCTCAGCCCCCCGCCCCCAAGCCGCCCGCGCCGCCAGCCGCCGCCCCACTCCCCGTCAGCGCCGTCACCAAATTCTACCAGCAAACCACCCGCCGCACCCCCAACATCTCCCCCGGCCGCACGATCCACCCCACCCACATCATCCTCCACCACACCGGAGGAGCCTACGCCGGGTCCGTCGCCTGGTGCCTCAACCCCGCCAGCAAAGTCAGCTACCACTGCATCATTGCGAGGAACGGCAAACGCACCATCCTCGCCCCCCCCACCGCCCGCACCTGGCACGCCGGAGTGAGTAGCTGGCAGGGCCGCAAAGACTGCAACAGCTTCTCCATCGGCCTAGCCTGGGAGGGTGACACCTACCTAACCCCCCTCAGCGAAGACGCCCTCCTGAGCGCCATCGAATATCTTTTGCCAATCCTCGAAGAGCACCAGATCCCCCTGAGCCACATCCTCCGCCACGCCGACATCGCGCCGGGCCGCAAAACCGATTGCTCCCCCGAAACCCACCGCCAACTCGTCGCCGCCCTCCGCCGCGCCCTCGCATGAAGAAACCCAAACCCTCCCCCCCCAAAAACCGCGAAGCCATCATGCTCCAGGTGCGCTCCTTGCTCGCCGAGCATTTCGATGTCGGCATTGCCGTGGTGAGTTGGGAAGACGGCGGCGAGACCTACTTCATGGATTTCAAATTCGGAAACGACTACGCCGCCCGCGCCATCACCCGCGAAGCCGACGAAATCCTCTGGCCCTACGAAGAAGAAGACGACGAAGAGGAAGAAGCCTAAACCCTATGAAAACATCCTGGAGTTCCATCGCCCGCGAGCAAGCCGACAAAACCCACAAAGCCG